TGCGATATAATCAAAGGAACCCGAGGTTTCCGAAACGGGTCGAAAGCGGCTCACCCGGAGAGGTTCGTCAATCTCAAAGCAGAGTGTTATTTTAAACTCGCGGAGTTCATCGAATTTGGTCGTGTGATATTCCCGAGCGAATACAAGGAGACAATCGTCAAGGAACTCGATATGATTCGCCGCAAAAACCCCGAGGGCGATAGCAAGTTGACGGTGACCAGTAAGGACGAGATTCAACGGATGCACGGCCTCTCTCCCGACTACGCCGATATGATTATGATGCGAATGTTTTTCGAATTATTCCCAAACTACGGGAAATACTCATACGTCTAAAATAGTTTTTTAACAACGAAACCCGCTTCAGTATTGAGTTTATCGTAGTTATTAACATAGCGCGATGAAAATAATTCGTCACAAATTTGGAATGTAGCAAAAAAGCGACATATGTTTGCCGAGTCAATAACGACAACAACAATAAAAACCAAAAAGTTATGTCAATCCAATCATCTTACACACTCATCATCAACAACCTACCAAACCGCACATCGCAGATTTTCGAATTCCGAAACATACGCGAGGCACTCAACTCATTCATTGAACGATGTGACGCCCTTGACCTCGAATATAGAGAGGACAACAACGGCAACTTTATCGCGGGCGGCATAGGCCGTGACTGGGAACTCGAACTTATTAGCAATTTCTAAAACCCTTTTTATATGTCAAAGCAAATCAATTTCACTATTACGCGCCCGATGGCCGTTGACACAATCACAATCGAATTGCCTTATTACTGCGCGTATAAGAACCGCGAATGGCAATCGTTCTGCATCATTGACGAGGATAAAGTCATCCAAATCATTGACGACCCAAAGGGAGGACTCATATCAATCAATGACCGAGTGGGCGAACTACTCAACAACTTCGATGTCGAACCTATCTCTCGCGACCGCTTTATTCAAATGTTCGCAAAAGTCACCGATTCATTAACCCAAGCACTCCCATACGATGGACACCAATAAGATAGACGCCCTTCAAAAGTTCAACCAACGATTAAACTCGCAACCTACTGACGAGGGAGTCGAATCAACCCCCGATGGCAAAGCGAGAACCCTTGTCATCAGTCACATCGAGATGACCCTCGACGAGTTGTTTTTCGGCCAGTGGTCAACCGAGAATTTTAATTGGAACACAATCGCAAATGAGGTGCAAGGTTGTCTCGAACTTGTGGTCGTTCATCCGATTACGGGCGAGCGCATTAGACGCCTCGGTTGTGCATCGGTCATCATAATGGTCGACCGCGTTCCCGACTCCCTTAAAAACGACCCACAAGCGCGAAATCAATGGGCACTTTCCCCATCGAATAAGAAACCGAACGCCCTCGACCTTGCGTTTCCTAAGTTAAAAGCAGAGTGTCTCAAAAATGCGGCGCAATCACTTGGGAAGATATTCGGTCGCGACCTCAATCGTAAAAACGCCGACACCTATCGACCCTTTAAGTTGCAACGCCCGGTCACCGAACTCCCCGAGAGCACAATGCTCAAACTTGAGCAAGGCATCAAAAGCGGAGCGGACGAGTTCGAGATTCGGAACGCAATGGAAACTCTCTCCGACCTAATGAGTGACGAACAAAAAACCAAGTTAAACCAATTATTCAACGAAAGACAATGAATCAGTATGTACAAGATGCGATGATGAACATCGCGCAGAATTCAATCGCTTGGGACAAAGTGCGTCTCGGCAAGTTTACGGGGAGCGGAATCTCTGCCCTGATGACTGACCCACGAACCAAGGCCGACAAGGAATCGGGCAAGTGGTCGCAGACGGCAGAAAAGTATATCATCGGGAAAGCAATGGAGGTCATCACCGGGCAATCGACCGATGAGGCGTTTGGTCGAGCGATTGATTGGGGAAATGAGTGGGAAGAGATTGCTCTCAAGCACGTTCAACGCGCCATTAACTCACCTGACAATCGCACCGAGTTGAAACCCTCATTTAAGTTGTTCAACGATTACACTGGGTGCTCACCCGACGCAATGATGCATCACACCGAACTCGGAATCGATATCGGAGTCGAGGTCAAGTGTCCATTCAACTCAATAAATCACTTTATGCACTCGAGAGTCGTTGACGGTGCATCGCTTTATGACATCAATGAGGATTATTATTGGCAAGTTCAGTTGAATATGCTGACTTTTAATCGTACACACTGGGTGTTCGCATCATTCGACCCGCGTCAACCTGACCATCGGATGCTACATCACACCGTCATCGAGTTCGATGCGCTAAAAGTGGGCGAGTTGCTCGAACGAATTGAGCGTGCTGACGCCTATCGACGTGAGATTGTCAATAAGTGGAGCGCGTTGTAAATTACTTTTTGACGATTGAATCAATGACTGGCGTACTATTGTACTGACTCCTCTATGAAAAAATTAAAGAATCCCATCATCACCGCATTGCCGTAGCACAATCGTGCAAGGGGAGTCCTTTGCGTGTGGTGGTGGGTCTTTTTTTAAATGAAAACATCTTTTGTATTACACTTCGACTCGCTTGCGATGCTCGATGAATTGACTGACGAACAAGCGGGTCAATTATTTAGGGCAATGAAAACTTTTCAATTGACTGGCGAGATGCCTCAAGAGTTTTGGTTGCGTGTTGCTTTGACTCCATTCATCAACCAGTGGTCGCGTGATAACCTCAAGTGGACTAAAATAGCAGATATGCGAAAGGAATTAGGCAAAAAAGGAGGTGAGGCCAAACGTGACAAGTTGAAGCAATTGGTAGCAATTGGTAGCGATAGCAAGCAAGAGTTAGCAAACGTAGCGGTAAGTGGTAGTGTTAGTGTAAGTGTTAGTGATAGTGTTAATGTATCTACTAAAGTAGATAAGACACGCGCTCAAAAAACCAAAGCACCGACCGAACAAGAGGTCATTGAATTCTTTACCTCGAACGGCTACCGCTCCGACATAGCATCAAACGCCTTCAACTATTACAATTCGGCTGGGTGGCGCGACTCGCGAGGTAAATCCGTCCTAAATTGGAAACAAAAAATGCGAGGCGTTTGGTTCAAAGATGAACACAAGGCCAAAAAACCAAATCAATCAACCTATCAACCCTCATCCAAATATCGACCAGTATGAACCACGACATAGAAATTGAACAATGCATCCTCGGCGCGATGCTACTTGAACCCTCAAGTGTGGCAAACGTAGTGTCACAAGTCACCGACGTGATGTACTACGACCTGAGACATCAAACGATTCACGCCGCAATCGCTCACCTGACCAACCAAGGTGACCCGGTCGACCTTTTGACCATCAACCGACACCTCCGCAAGACTGGCGACCTTGAATCAATCGGAGCAAGTTACCTATCACAACTCACTAACCGAATCGCATCGACCGCAAACCTCGACACTTGGTGCAAATTATTATATGAGTTCCACCTGATGAGACAAATGCGGATGATAGGCCTTGAAATTGCCGATAAGAGCGTTTTAAACGAAACCGATGCTTTCGACCTATATGCTGAGTCGATTTCGAAACTTGAGTCGATTCTCGCGGCTAATATCAAAAATGACGTCAAACACATCAGTCAACTCTCAAACGAGGTGACCAAGAGCATCATCACCCGAATGAACTCATCGAGTGAGGTGAGCGGATACTCAACAAGCATCAAAAGCATCGACGCCCTCATCGGAGGTCACCAAAAGTCCGACCTGATGTATATGGCGGGACGTCCCGCAATGGGCAAGACGGCAATGGCATTGACCGAGGTGCTTGAACTTGCGCGGAGAGGGACGCCAGTCGCATTTTTCTCCCTCGAGATGTCGTCTCAGCAAATCACTTATAGGTTAATGTCGATGCTTTCAGGAATCGACGGGGCGACGTTGATGAAATATCGCCTCGACGATGAGACTCTAAAAACATACTACCGTTACCTCGACCAACTTAACACCCTCCCGATATACATCGACGACACGCCCGCTCTCTCAGTCATCGACCTTCGCGCCAAGGTTAAGAGGTTGCAACACAAAAACGGAATCGAGGTCGTTTTTGTCGATTACGTTCAACTGATGACAAGCGGAACCAAGGGCAAAGGAGTCAGTCGCGAGCAAGAATTGAGTCATATAAGCAGAAACCTCAAGTTAATTGCAAAAGAGTGCAACATTCCGATGATTGTGCTCGCCCAACTTTCAAGAGGTGTGGAATCGAGAAGCGAAAAAAGACCGCTACTCTCCGACCTTCGCGAGTCCGGGTCGCTTGAACAAGATGCCGACGTCGTGACCTTCTTATTTCGTCCTGAATACTACGATATGCTCCGCGATGATAGTGGAAATTCGACCGAGGGACTGGGTGAGTACATCGTCGCCAAGCAACGAAACGGGAGCATCGGCATCGCACAAATGAGATTTCACCCGTCAATAATGAAATATACTGATTACACCGAAAACCCTTTTTAAAATGAGAATTTATTATAACACCGACAAATCGTGCGACATAGTGAACGACAACAACGTGCTTTTCCATTTGCATAACGGTTGCGTGAAAGTCATCGGGCGAGTGTCATCGAATTGGAAACATCATCGAAAGCAAAGCAATCGATTTCCTTCCCGATATTCGCGATATCGTGACTTAATAGTCGCGGCCATAATGAATGAAAAAATGTAAAATCTGCAAGGAGTTTTTTGAACCGATATACTCATCACTTCAAACCACTTGCACTAAACCTCAATGCATCATATCATATGCAAAAAGAGTCGAAGAGAAAAAGTCAAAGCGTGAAATCAAAGCAATGCGAGACCGGGTCAAGTCAGTTAGTCACTGGCGACGAGACTTGCAACAATCATTTAACGCATACATCAGGGAGCGAGATAAGCACCGACCTTGCATCAGTTGTGACAAACCGCTCGTCGGCAAATATGATGCGGGTCACTTCTACTCGGTGGGTTCTTATCCGAACCTAAGATTCAATGAGGACAATTGTCACGGTCAATGTGTCGAGTGCAACCAACACAAGCACGGCAACCTCATTGAATACTCGTTGCGACTCCCTGACCGAATCGGGACAATTCAATACAATCATCTTCATCAAATCAAAAACGACCCTTTGAGACTATCACTTGACGAAATCAAAAACCTCATTCAATACTATCGTAAACTCCTAAAATCACTCAAATAATGTACACCGAAAACGAAATCATCAAATTGATGCAACTCCGAGAAAAACGTTGGGAATTGCTAAGAAAAAACGACGCATTGAGCGAGTCACAAGTCCGCACCAAACTCAACAAAGTGAATACTTCGCTTTACAAATTAACTGGCAAAAGGCAATACCTATGATTGCGTCCTTTACATACCCCGAATACCTCAACGAGGTCGCTGATGTCATCGGTCGGATGCGAAGCGAATCGAATGAGGAGTTGCGTACACTATTCCCTGAGTTTTCACGGGGAACACAAGAGGACAAAATCAGTCGATTTGGAGTGCTCTGCGAGATGGTGTTTGCGTACTATCTCCAAAAAGAGGGGAAACCGTACACAATGGGCGTGCTCCTCGGCGGCAAACCAGTGCCCGAACCCGATGTCATTGTCGGTGCAAGTCGTATCGATGTCAAATGGGTGAGCGGTGACGAGTTCCGGGTGAATACCAAAGCACACCGCAAAAAGTCCGACGTCACTCACTATGCATTTATCAGGATTGCCGCACCCAATTACGCAAAAATGTGGGTCATCAAATATGACGAGGTGAGCAAGTGGGAAGAAAAAACCTCATTCACGCCGTTCCTATTCAAAAAGATAACCGTCTAATGGTTCGACTTGACTACAATCCGATTGAAAAGGTGCTCCGTATATGCGCGCAAGAGTACATTTTGGACGATGGTTTCATCACAATCGGTTCGAATCTCTCCGAATCAATGGCGCATTTGTTTGCCGATTACGTTGACGGCGTTGAACTCGATGACGAGACTCGCGCAAGCACCAAAGCAATGCGGTCAGTATTCAACGAATGGCGTGCAAATATGTACGACGACGATTATTGAAAAAAGACGAGGTCAATCAATAACGCCAGTGCGCCGCCGCCCATAGTGAAAAGAAAGTCGGCCATATTAAACCGACGACCTTGAGATGAATCGAGGAATTCTTTTGCGAAAGCAAAAAGGGCGCAGATGATTATACAACTTACTGGAGTCATTAAAGTCCAAGCAAGCGCGTAAATCATAAAACCCGCAACAAAATGTTGCAGTTTATCAGGGTGAATCATACTTGAAAGTGTGGTAAGTCCTTAAACGATTTCCATCGACCTCCCCATTCAACATCGGGATATTGAATCGCGACGATGTGGGCGAACTTCTCAAATAACTTAGGCGACCAGTCGAGTTTGCCCTCTTTAGTTTTGAATGCGATGTCGAATGCTTTGGATGGATAAGAATTGTGCTTTCCTCCGCGTTTGATTTGGGTGACAATTCCACCGGGTTTCGTTCGACCTTTTGCATATAACTCAAGTTGTTCCTCAGGAGTCCGATAGGTGCAAGTCAAAAAGGGTTTAGGCAACTCAGGATTGAGCGCGGCGAATGCCTTCGACCCATCACGCCAACACTTTTGGAGTAAAGGAACGCAGTCCTCAATGTTTCTACTCGGCATTGGTCAACTTGTTGATTGTGTTGTCCTTTAAAGCACTCGATTTCGATGACCCGACATAGTATGAGAAGATGCTCGCTCCGATGCTCATAATCGCCCCAAAGCACATATCCGCGAGGCGTTGATTCTCCTCGGGAATCACGATAAACGTGAGCGTCATTATTGTCGTGATGAGTAGCAAGAGACCAGTAATCACAACCGCCGCCATCAACCAGTCGCGACCTCCAGTCGTTTTAGTGTATTCGGCCTCCCTTAATCGTGCCGACGTCCTATCTTCGACCTCGGCCTTGTACGTCTCGAGTTCGTTTTGCACATCGATTCGATGCATCTCGAGTTCCCATTCCAACTTGTATTTTTCAAACTCAAGAGCAAGTTGACGATGTGCCTCACTTTTTTCCTTGTCAGCGTTCAATAATTCTCCAACTCTCTCGATTGCTTCGACCCCGGTCACGTCTCCGACTATCTTGAGCACATCACCCGCAACTGGTTTGACCTTCTCGCGGATAAACGTTCCGAATTTTGAGTCGGCGATTCGCTTTCCAAGTGGTTTTTTTTCACTCATTTTGGTTTGATGATGAGGTTGAATATACCCGTCAATATCGACTTGTAATTCGTAAAGATATAGATAAATATCTTCTCACCCAAGAGCGTCCCGATAGGTACTAAATACTGCGAAGAGTCGCCCAAGTTGTTCGACTTGCAATAAAGGGAGACCATATACCCCGAGAACACACTCATTCCGACTACCGCCAACCATTGAATGACAGTGAGTGCTCTCTTTTTGTAAATCTCATATGACAATTTTCCAAGTAGTCCGATGCTCATACCAATTACATATGTGGATTCTTTAGTAAAGTAGTGCCCTATCTCATTTACCCAACTTTTCATATGACTTTTTGCATTTGTCGAGTAGACGTTGCTCATATGCTTTCAAGACAACGAGCATCTCTCTGCGCTTAATAACGGAATTTTTATCAGTTTTCATCTTGGCAATTGTGAAAGTCGATAGTCGTTTGAGTCTTGACTCATCGCCGTGTTGCCTCGGCTGAAAATATACGACGCGCTTCCTTTTCGCATTTGAATCGGAGGTCGTTGCGGCCATTGATTATTTGAATACTCCGGGAAGAGATTCGAGTTCGCGCACAAGTAGTCAACCATCACCGCAGTATAATACTCGGCGTTTGCTTTTGCGCGGTTGAGCATATCTTTAAACACGACGTCCGACACTGGCGTCGAGTCCTCACTTTGACGTTGAACAAGAGTCCCGTTGTCGACTTTATATGTCAATGACGGCAACGCTTCGACCATTGTCCACCAAAGGACAACTCGACGAGCATAGTCATCCACGAGCGTTTGATAGTCGCCCGCGAGCGTATTGTTCGCGATGTCATCCTTTAACTTGGTGTATAGTGACGTTCCCAAGTATGCACTCAAATACTTATCTTGTGACAAGTAAATAGATGGGTAAAGTAGATTCGGGTCAACCGCTCCGTTGATGGTTGTGTATTTTTTGACGTAAACGTCATTTATGAATAGAACCTCGGCCATTATTCGTAAGTGTATTTTAGTGAAGCGTGATTTTTCATCGACCAAGGTGTTTGTCCCTCGATTCCCTTTTGCGGAACATATGGATTGTTGCCGACTCTCTTGTCATTCTCGAGTCCTTTGTTCGGTAAAATGCGACCCTTCTCGTCACGCTTTCTCATAAAGATTAAACGTTTAAAGGCGTGCCTGCAGAAGCAACCGCCTTTAAAGGTGAAAATGTCGTAAGTGCTTGAACCTGAGGGTGCAAACTGACCATTTACACCGTTGTCGCTCATTTGTTGAATGTCCTCATATCTAAACACTTTACCCTCCTTGGACATCGAAACCATTGCGCGACAAAAGTCCCGTGATTTTTTGCTCACGTTCGTCGTGTATGCATAGCGGAGTTTATACAACCCTGTATCACCCCATTGTGATTTGCGGTCGCCGTTCGCATAAGAATCATATGACGCCAGTTCGAGAGATTGAATCTTGTTGATTGCGTCGACCTCCTCGTCGTGTGTATGACAAGCATCCTCCTCACTCACAAGTTGCCATTCGTTCAAGTCGATGTATTCACCGCGTTCGGTCATTGCCTCAATCCAAAACTTTTCGTCATCCTCGCTCATATCGATGTCACGAACTTTCGACATTGTAACGGGTGTGACGGATGCCGTGACAACTGGTTCGGGCGTTACAACCTGAGGATTCAATTCAATCGGTGTGTTTGGAATCACGTTGATTTGAATGCCTTCCATCTCATACGATAGTACCTCGGTGAATGCTTTTGCAAGTCGGCGTTGAGCGGGTTCAATTACTTGTGTGTTGAATATCTGCAATCCGATTTTCATCTCGTCGCTATTCGACCCGAAACCACTCTCCGCACGAATTCCGAAGATGAGAGGAGTCGTCACCCGGTGACCAGTTAGGACTTCGGTGCGCGATGCCTGACTCAAAAACTCATATTGTTTGTCCGCATCCGAAATCGGAAACGCAGTGATGTCGGGTTTCGGAGTGTCGCGTTCATTGAACGTCATAATAAACTTTCCCGCGTTGCGCTCACCGCTCAACTTATTCTCCCAGTCGCGCATCATCGCTCGTTGTTGGTCAGGGTCAGGAGCACCGCCGAAAAACGAAACGATGAACGACGGGAATAGTCCGCTACTGATGTTATTGACGTGATAGATTCCTATCTTTTTCGATAGTTCGATATAGTTGACCGCCGACCAGTAGTCCGGGCGCGGATATGTTTGACCGCTTGTATAATAAAACGACCAATAAATTTGACGAGGTTCCCTTGTCGCCGTCAGTGGGTTATACTTGGGAATGAATGTCGGCTTGTTTTTTTTCTTTTTGGGTGCAGACCAGTCATCCGATTGATAAACTCCGACGATTGCCTCGTCCTCACCTTCAATTGCCATACGACATTCTTCAAAAGGAATGTGGTTTATCTTGGCAATGCTCAATCTATCGTTTGAATATATGACCTCAATAAAGAAACCACCGTATTTTTTCAAGTCGTGCGAACAACCATAATAAACGTCGTAGGTATTGAGTGCATCAACACGCGATTGATACACGCCCGCGTCGATTCCTTTGCCCGCAATCATATCACCGATTGAGATGCATAGCGACCCGTGAATTGGTGACGTCTCCGCGAGTGAACGCAAGTATTGAGGAAATAAATTGTCGACGCCAAACGACACGAAACCCGCTCGGTCGGTCTTTTCGCTCGCGCTCACTGGCGTATAGTCCGAGAGCATTAAATTAACCACGTTGTTGCTATCCATTGTATATGACGTCGTTGTTGATTGTTATGTTCGGCAAATCGTAATAAGTCGCCGCGTCGGTCATATCACACCAACCAATTTCGCACAAACCGACAACCGATTCATCCGTTGGGTTCGTGTTATTGCTTGAGTTTTGACCATATATATAATATCGATACCGACCCGCCAAGGTCAACGATACCGTTGTAATTGTCAAAGTAGTTATTCGTTGCGACTCACTCACGATGTTTCCGACTTGCGCTAAAGATACGCCAGTTGTCGAATTCTCCTCGTGTGTCAACACAACTAAATAATGAGTGAACGCGGTTGAGTAATACTGACGCGCCTCGTCGAGTGACAACCGAATGGTTTGGTTCGCCGTATTTGTATTCAGGTATATCATCGCGTTCGTTTTTTAGGTTAAAAAAAAAGGAGAGGAGTTGACCCCCTCCCCCTTTTCAAAGGTACTACTCAAAGCAAGTATTATGGCGCGGGCGACCAAATTGTGATGAGAGGGAAATTCTCAAAAGGTACTTGGTCTGCACCGTATGGTTGTAGGAAATCAGGTTGATTCGGCTCTTCCGCAGTCAATGTGATTTGGTATCCATTGAGGTCAGCGCGTGCCTTACCACTTCCGAAAGTTCCCGCAGTCAAAAAGCATCCGTCTTGACGGCCGACCATCATAATTTGGTCATCGAACAAGCGAACAAACGCAACGACGCGAGTCTTGGCAAGTTGCTCGAGTTCGGCTTTCTTATCCGGGTCGAGTTTGCCGAGTGTCATCTCAAGCGTGTGAGTATAGTACAAAGTACCATTCTCAAGGTTTGCATTTGGCGCAATGGTCACGCCACCAGTGTTGCGGTTTGCTTCATAAGGGAAGAGCGTCGCGCTTGGCAAGTCGGTTATGATTCCGCTTGTAAACTCGATGCCGCCAACCGCAAAATCTTGATAATTGCCTATATATATCTGCTTGATGCCTCCGACTCCCTCGTTGCACGAAAGCAAAAAACCACGGCTTAATACACAACTCATTTTTTTAGATGTATAAATGGGGAGGCATTACACCTCCCCGTTATTATTAGAACCAAGTTGAATAGGCGGCGATTTCGCTACCGAAACCATACTGACAACCCGCAAAGAATTTAGCAGAGAAACGAACGTTGTCCTCACCGAATTGTTGCATCGGAGCAACGAGGATATTGTTCCAATCGCTGAGAACGTTAGTACCGAACCACAAGTTCGATTTGCGTGACATTACCATTGTTGACGCAGGCATTCCCGCGCAAACTGCAATCGGATAAAGACCCATAAACAACTTTGGAACCTCAGCACCGCCGAAAGTGTACCAACCATTGCCCGCCGCCGCGTTTGCGTACATATACTTTTCCCAAACATCAGCAGACATATAAATTGTCGGCTTCTCATTTGCTTGCTTTACTGCCTGAGGCAATTCAGCAATCAATAATTGCAATTTAGCAATTACGTTGGTTGAATCGATTGCAACTGGTGAAGCAACAAAGTTGATATCGCCGTCGCCGTCAGCACCAATAAGTTGCAAAAGACCATCGTATTCACCCGCAGTCGCACCGTTACCAGTCCAAATGAGTTGTTCGTTCTTTTGCGCCATACCTTCGAGCATTGTAGCGATTACGTTCTCAGTCACCAAAGTGCCAAGGTCGCCATTCTGCGCGTCGCGAGACGTCCAGTCGTCAATGAAATCGTTCAAACACAAGTTGCGTTGAACTTGCAATTTTTTCAATTCGAGAACGCGGTCGTTCAAGTTGATTGTTCCCGTTGGGGCGAAATCACAAGTTGCGTTTGCAAAAGACACATCATCAGTGATGCGTTTCACAACTGCTTTGTAATCGATGTTTTCTTTAAACGTTACCGCGTTAACGGTGTCGTTTGCAAGGAAAGTAGCACGAATGTATTCGCCTGCGAACTTTCCCGCGTAGGTTGTTGGGTTGTTAACTGTTGTTGCCATTTTTATGTGCTACTTTTTATTGATTTTCTAAGTTAAACGCGATTCTCTCCTTGAGAGTCATTTGCGCGTATGGTTTCACTGGTGTTGAATCAACCGACTTGGTTGCTTTTTTCAATTCAACTTTTGACTTTACCGACTCGACTGCGGGTGCTTTACGCAACGCGCTGAGTTCGGCTTTCAAAGCATTCAAATCAGTTGATGACTTTTCGCTCTTGCTCTTCTCGATAGCGAGTTGAGTCTCGAGTGTGGCCTTCTCACCCTCCAAAGCACTCACGCGATTTGAAAGTGATTCGATTGCCGAAAGCAAGTCAGTCGATGACATCTCTTGCTCGGTTTCAGGCATTCCCATTTCGGCGATTTTTGAATCTTCACCGACAACGATGACAACGCCATCCTCCATTTGATACTCACCCGCAACGCAAGGAATCATCGCCCCGGTTTCGTCTTTTGTGTAAACGTCAACACCGATGGCAAACGCCTCGGCACTGGTGTAGATATCGCTTCCGTCCATCAACTTGCTTGCAACCTCGAGAGCAACTTGCTCGCTTAATTGAATGCCGTGTGTCGATGGGTCGATATTGTGTTTGGCGAAAATCGCCTTAATTGAATCGCGAACGTTCATCGTGTTTATTTTGTCAATAAACGGAATCGGGTTGACTTTCCCCTCCGTGTTGCGTATGTGCGACATAGTTGCAAAAAAAAAGAGGTCAACCGACCTCTCTTTTCAAACCCTTTGACTTACATCTTTTAACAATTTATCCAAATCACTCAGCAGTGACTCAATCGACATAGTAACGGATACCTCATTAAAAATTCCCTCGATTGAAAAACCTTTTACCGCTCCACTTTTGACGTCGTTCCAAATGTCCGCGTCATCGACTTTCATTCCGAGCATCCAAGTTCCAACGGGCAACGAGAATCCAAGATGTGTGGCCTTGTCAACTTCCGACTCAATTATCCACGACTCGACAAGAGTGCAACCAGTTACCGCGAATTGATGCTCGAGTGTTGCGCTGTGTTGCAAGTTCTTTTTGAGATATAGGTGAGCACACTTTTGAATCGTCTCTTTATCGAAAGTGATATAGTAATCATTCCCCTCCTCATCAATTCGGAGAATGTGCTTGTCGGGAATCAATGCCGCCCCGTATAACATCATCCGCTCCTCATTTACCGCTTGTAAACGATGCTCCGACAAGTGAACCCAAGTCTCTTCGATTGCGGGAAATTCGACAAGCGAAATCGCCGTGATTCCGAGTTTCCCCTCCGCGTCAATTACGCATTTAACTACTTTCTTTTTTTCTGCCATTGTGTTTATTTTTATCCTATTCGTGCGAGGTCAGTCACTTTGTCGCGTGCCTCAATTCCGCTTGCCACATCACCCGCGAGTACATAGGCGGGAATTGGTTGTTGCGGTCGATTGTTTAGTTGGTCAAAGTTCAAAGCGTTGAATGATGGTGCTCCAGTTCCGCCACCTTCACCACCTCCCCCGATTGATGGAGTTGTTGTAGACGATGGTGCGTTTGACGACTCATATTTTGTCGCGGCAATTTTGGCGATGTTCGCCGCACTTGCAATCGCTACAAACGCCAGTGATGCAATACCCGCTGGGTTCGGAACGGCTCCGATGGCGACGGGTGCTTGAGCGAGTGAGGCCGTGACCGCTTTACCCGCGTCAATGATTGCACCCGCGAGTTGTAACTTTTTGTTGAATTCGAATTGTTTCCGGGCAAGTGCCTCCTCCTCCTTACTTCCCTTTTTGACCTTCGACATTTTGTTCGCAAAAGCGACATCGGCAAGTCCCTGCAACGCCGTGACTCCTTGTTGAGCGAGGTCGAGATTTGCTTGGAAAGTCTCGAGATTAAGTTGTCGAATCTTCTCTTGCTTTTCGCGTTCAAGTTCGGTGATTTTTTCCTTGTCACCAAATGCGAGGCGTTCCTTCTCGGCGTACTCGAGTTCCAATAATGCGCGTCGTTCATCGAACCCTATCAAATCGTTTTGAGTACGCAACACATTCAATTCATTTGTTCGCGCAATCTCGGCATCACTTATCGCGGTTGCATTCGATGCGAGTGCTTGGTCGAGTTCTTGTTTCTTGGTATTGTATGCAATCTCGGCATCTATTCGCGCTTGAGTTCCCTGATTGTACTTGTCGATTTCCGATTGCAATCGTTCAAGTTGGATGACCTTCTCTTGCTCTAAAACACCGCGTTGAGCATTCAAACGTTCGAGGTCATTCTTTATAGAATCAGCGGCGAACTTGGCGTTTGCGATGTTGAGGTCGGCGGTGCTTTGCGCTTGTGCCTTGAGCAACTCATTGTATTCGCGAGTCAAGGCCATCGCGTTCATTTGTTGCTCGGACATCAACCCCGCAACCTTCGCCCGGACACCGTCAGCATTTGCAAGAGCGGCGGTGAGTGCAACTTGGTTGTCGATGGTTTGATTGTGCTGAAATGCCGCTTGTGCCGCACTAACTTGAGCATTTGCCGCGGCGAGTTCTGCGGTCTCTTGCTTTTTTAGGACTTCAAGCAAGTCGTCATTTGACTTGATTCGGTCACTAATCGAGCGAGTCTCATCATCGCGTTGTTGACGCAATAATTCCGCTTGCCTATCGAATTGTTCCGCGAGTCGTGCTTGTTGAGCGGCGGCTAACTTGGCATTGTTCTGCAACTGAACCAAGGCCATATTCGCGTCATATGTCGCGGATGCATACTCGGTGAATGCCGAAACACCTTCAACAACTGCATCGCTGACCCGGTCAACTGTGTTATTCACGCCAGTCAACACATCGACCGATTCCTTTCCCGCGTTTTTAAACGACTCAAGTGCCGCAGTAAACTCTCCACTAAATAGATTTTTTACACCCTCGGCGATGAAACCAAGCGTGTCGAGAAACGATTGAAAGCGTTCGATGAGATTCTCGACGATTGCGTCGCCAAAATTCTTAAGTGATTGAACTGGGTCATCGAATATCGCCTTGAACCAATCAACGACCGCCCCCGCGTTGTCGGTGATGTACGAAAAGAGGTCGCGAATGATGTCCGCCGCAGTTCCAAGCACCGCCGAAAAGGTGTCGAGTACCTTTTGATTCCCCGCAATGACCTCTTTTAAAAATGCAAACGCCGCAACAAGCAACCCGATTCCCGATGCTTTGATTGCGGTTCCCATCGCCTTGAAACCCGATGCACTTTTTTCGGCTGATTTCTTAATATCACCCGCAGTCTTTTCGGTTTTTTCGAGTCCCTCGTTGACTTTATTGATTGATGTGATTGCACCAGTCGAATCGACTTGCAACTGCAACACATATGACTTGTTTTCGGCCATTAGAATGCGAGATAAATGAACAATTTAATCACGAGGTAAAGCATTGTGATGCCCACCGCATAACGAACGGCACGATGGGCATATTTTCGCCAACCACTAAGACGACGACTCTTTTGCTTTGTTCGGAGTCCGACCTTCATAAGGGCGAGTGCGGGTGAAATATGGTTGCTCATTATGCCGTTTTTGATTGTTGATACTGAATTGAACCGATAAAAAAGAATGCCTCAGGATAAGTGCCTCCCGTCGTCGTGATGCGGATGCGATGCTCGTCGGTGTCGGTTGTGGTATCAATGCCAAGTGTGAAAGTATATGCTCCGACTGCGCCGATTGTGTTTAGTGTAGTGATAGCACTTGCGTAAGCGATGCCGCCAATCTTCTCAAGCGTAAAGTGATGCAGTGATGTCTCACTCACGCCCGCAATATCTTTGATTGTTAAGTTGAACAAACAACTCCAAAGTGTGTCATCAGGCAATTCGATGTGTTCATTCGACACTCCTTCTATAAACAACTCCCACGACTGACCCGATGCAGTGACCGTCGGATATCGATGTAAAGCAAATTGACCAAACTGCGCCCAACCAAATTCGGTCGCCGTAGGGTTGCCCGCACGATAACCGCCTCCGACGTGAATACCGGGCAAGTTGACGTTGACATTTTTGCCAAGTAGATTGCTTCCATTGACAAACTTTGTCAAGTTCAAGTCCTGACCAACCGCGAGCATATTTGAGTTTCCACTTTCGATTGAAATTTTCACGCCGTTGGCAATCGAATTCGGAGCAACATCCAATAAAGAATTGGTCGATGATGGATTATTTTGAATTAACGAGTTGCGGAATTGACCGTTATTGTTGAACGCCCAACACACGCCATTGACCTCATCCCAGAAATATCCGTAACGAGAGCAACAATCCTCGGTCGGTTCGACGGGGTCACCGCCACTTTCAAAGTTCACCTCGCCGTTTGCCGTTGTGCTGACTGGATACGATGAGCAGTCATTCACTTGGTCAAGGAATTTAAGCAACTTGACTTTGGTGCTTTCCTTTAATCCGACTTTATAGTCGCTGATTTCGAGAATTCTCCAGTAAGCATCCTCAATCCAAATTTTATCGGCAAACGAAAAGGTCAATATATCATTAAGGTCAAGAGCAAACGAGGCCTCCATAATTCGACCCTCAGGCGAATAGAGGTCGTTCATATAGTTGCGCCAGTACAAGTTGAACAAGTTGTTTACTGGGTTAGCGATAACCGTGTTGGCGTGTGGGGGAATCTCAGGTGCCCAGTTCAAGTCGAAATCAGTCACGTTAGTGAACACGTTGCTATAATGATTCAGGAGGGGAACTTGAGTTGATGGCGATGCAGTTGCTCCAACCTCATCAAATAGGTTGATGAGAATGGTGCTTGCCGAATATAATGCCCGAGGCCCGGGTGCAACGAATTCAAGTGAGTCATTGTAAAAGCAAGGGATTGCGTTTGCCGTTCCGGGAATGTTCGCCGACGGAGTGCTTCTCGTTACAAGTTGTATTTGTTGATTCCCTTTCGCGAAATCACTCGGAGGTGTTGATGGATTGACCGTATATCCTTCAACTTGAAAATCGCCATAAACACGATTCAAGTCCTTATAAACTTTTGAATAGGCATCTTCACCCGCCGAATAAGTGAATTGAAATTTTGACTTTTGAATGTCGACGGTGCTGGAAATAACTATGTCTTTTGAGATATCTAACTTGTCAGTCCAATCAATCACATCACCAGTCCCTAAATAATTATTTTGCGGAATGATTGCTATTTGATTCGGAATGATTCGACTTGGAATAATCGCGCAGTTGTGCATTTTAATCACGTCATTGATGAAATCAATTTGACGCATATCAGGCGCGTTCAATGAATAGTCAATCGTTTGACCGCTATTGATTGCGACGTTGACAAGTCGAACGTGTGGGTTGTTGATATCGCCATTTCCCGCAATTAAATCAAGCGAACACGAACCCGCAGTAACAAATGAACCGCCGATGTTTTTCACACATCGTGCATTAAAACCAAATTGAACTACATCACCCGCATTAAGTTGTCGCGTGAAATTGAACCCTTGCGACATTACGCTCGTTGAAAAATATCCAGTGCTTGCGATGTTTGTAAAATCGCCATTGACTTCACTAAATATAGTACATATCACCCTATCGGCAAAGGAAAATGATGATGCTTGAAAATTGAAGAGTCCGCTAAATGAGTAGACTCCACCAACTGGTGCGGTGTATATACCAGTACCCGGAGTGAAATCACCATTATTGTCAAAGACCTCCGTCAACCCAGTGTAAAAAGTGCCCGCAGTCGAATTAACTGATAGTGTTAGTGTGCCTGACTTATACGCCGTGAATAAGTAGTCGTTGACATCTGCGAGATAAAGTAATTGAGGTGCGTTGCACCAAGGCATATAATAATCTTCGATGATGTTTTCAAGCGATGAAGCGACGAGGTCGAACCCCGCCTCAGAAACGATATTCTTAAGCAAATACCACCAACTAATTGCTGGTGTCAAGTCACCCGCTTGAACTGGGTAGTTCTCGTCTTTAATCGGTCGCGAACCGACCTCACCCGCATTACTCCAAAGTTGTCCGCGGTCGCACAATGACCAAATACGGTCAGGCGTCTCGGTCGTTACGTTGTCGTAGTTGACCACTTCGTTCAATGTCGCGAGTGCGGCAATATCGCTCAACTTCTTTTCGCCAACCGCCCGAAACAAGTCAGGCGTCTCAGCGTAAAAAGCAACCTGAATGTCAACGAGTCGGTTGAGTTGCTTGAACACTTTCATCACTCGCAAGTGGCCGCGCACGATAGGCATCGTGTTGACGCGAATCTCTGCGGGAATCTTCGTGTTGAATGTCGTGTCGGTTGTGTTTGCGCTTAGATAGTTGACACTTGCAACCGCACCGAACACCTCTTGATTTCGGTCGGTCAGGGGAATGCGGAACTCTCTCGAATAACTGCCCGTTGCCTTTAATTCGGCAAGGTCAGTGAACGACCAGTTTTGAGATATCGACTCATTTTCATATAAATCGATGTAGTATTGTTCGGTTGTGTCTATCTTAAAAGTCCAACCTGACGCGCCATCGAATAGAACATTATTAAGAAAATATATATTCCATAATCCGGGAAAGACGCTACCGAAATCAACTACACTAATCACTCCACCTTCGTATTCGTTCAAAGATGGGTCGATGATTGTTATTGATTTGCCTACCAAAGATTCGATTCCTTCAAAATAGTTAACGCCTATTTTGACTGAGGATGTTGGAATCGACGGCTCAATGACATCGCCAATGATGACCTCGCCCTTTGCTATAATCAACTGAACTTCGTTTATCATAACCAGTAATCTTGAGAGAGTGTAATCGTGAGAGTGACGTTGTACTTTTTACCGCTTCGTTCTTTTTTCTCGTTGAACGTTGTGTCAGCGATTGACACAGGCGTTTGAGTGCCGTCGATGTTTATCATCTGCACCTGATTCGAGAAAAGCAGATTTTTCAAAAAGACAAACTCACCCTCTTGCAACCAGTCACTCGTGATGGTCATATTTCGAGTCACGATATTCTCGCGGTCGTAAAGTTGTCGGTCAGCAGGTCGAAATATCTCGGTCGAATTCCGATAAAGAACTCGACGATATTGCTTGCGTTCGATTTGGTTGTTCCATTCGTTCTTTTTGATAAAATTAAAATAGTCCCAACCCCCTCGCGAACTCACCCAACCAAGTCGCACCCTATCGAATCGGCAATCGACTTGACCATAATCCGAGGCGTTGTAAAAACAATATGTGTTCGAACAAGTGTCGTTATTATCATCGTTCAATTGAATGGTATAATATACCCAGTCACTCCAATCGTCAGGAGTAACAGGTACACCTCCGTCATTGCTTATGTTTTTAGGGTAACAAGGAACGTGAACGATTCCATCAGTCTCGCCAGTGTTAACTCCAAAATTCGACGACCCGCCTGTTGAATTGTGAATCGTATACTTGGCGCTATAAGGAGGATTGTTCGATGTATATCTATTCGTTGGCGTAAATGATAAAAGACCATAATCGCCGTTGAACACTGGTATGAATACAAGTGTTGCGTCGTTTAATCCGAATGTTGATGCGAATTGCCACTTGTGAGTTGAGTTAACTCTATCGGTCAACGCCTGTGACCCAGTATCGACAAGAGCAAATGAGTATGGTTGACCGCTCGAATCGACATCGGGCAAATATCCATATGATGGAGAAAGTGATGCATTGAATACAATCAAATTCGTGTCGCTTCGTGCCTCCTCATTTTCGGTCAGCACCGAATCAACCAACCACCACTCTTGGAGTTGAACATCATACTCATCGTACGCGCCACCGACTAGTTCGATTTGATAGTTGGTAAAGTCGGCAGAGTGCCACCCCGCAAGAGTGTCCTCATTGCGTAACTTGACCACACTTTGCAAGTCAAAAATCAACTTGCCGTCGATGTCGGGCGTAACTAAAAACTGAAGCACTTGCCCGGTGCTCGATGCCGTTACCTTTACGCCATACTTGAACTGCAACTCACCAAAATTGTCCGATGTTGCGATAAACATCAACCGCTGACCTCGCGGTGTAAACGAGTATGGTTGTGATTCGATTGTGATTGCCATTATTTTATTCCTTTGCCCGATTGCGTTCGGGAGTTTAACAATAAACGTTTTTCGAGTTCATTTTTCAGCAAATTAAAAAACTCATCACCCCTCGCATCGATTTCCTCGGTGATGGCCTCGTTGAAATAATTGATTCCGACGATACCCTTGCGACCGATACTTTGCGCGATGTTCCAAGATGCCGACCTCAATCGAGACTCGGTTGTCTTAATAAACTGACCCTTTTCGTTGCGGAGTCGAATCTTCCGAATTTTCAACCAGTCATAAATTGAATCCGATGGCGGTGCTTTGCTATTCGGCTTGCGACCATACTCAATGACGTCGGCGTATCGCTTAGTCAACCACGACTTTGTTGTAAAGTCCATTGTGTACTTGTTATTGCGAACGCGCAACTTGTATGTGAGCGATTCCATCAAGTTCCCAGTCGCAACCCGATTCCGACTCTTGCCACGAATCGAACGCATCACCTTGAGATTGCTCATCGCACGCCTGACGACTGACTCGCCAAACGATTCGAGAATATCGATGTCCTTTCCTTTCGCCATTATACGAGAGTGAGGTTGAGTTGTGCCGCCGCGATGACATACGCCTCGGTATTTGAGTCACTGGTTGCGCCCCAATTCAAATATGTATCTCCATCAATTAAAATTTGTCCCTCGTAAATCATTGCGCCGTCAACATCACATAAAGAGTATTGCAATGCCGCACGACTCTCGAGGTCATCGTAACTGATGTATAGTTTCAAACATTCGGCAATTTTAGTATCGCCATTACTCCAAATCTCTAATGGTTGTATGTTTCTCATATTATAATACTTCTTGGTATTCTAAAGTTGAACCCGCCCTTAATGAAAACTGACCAGCACCCGCGCAACGAACGCGAATGGTAAATGTTCCGCTTGCCGTTGTACGAATCATTCCATCACCAATGCAAACACCTGTATTCGTCATTGCCGCGTTAGTCCCTGAATCATAAGCAAAACCCGACTGATTGACAACCGTTGTTGCTGCAAGTGGTGCAGTATATCGATAATTCATATAAGTAAACGTTGGTCCGGTTGTGCTAAATGTAACGCCATTAGTCGCTGTAAAAGCAAGCACCGCCTTCCATTTATATGTTTTATTCGCGCTCACCGCAAAAGACAAGTCGGTCACGCTTTCGAAACCAGTTCCAACGTTGGTAAATGTAGATGCGAGTATTGCCGTTTGCGTTGCTACAATGGACAAGTCGGTTGCAAGTTGCGCCGCACTGATGCTACTCACTGAATTGTCGGCGTTTACTCTCAAGTAACGAATCGCGTTCGGGTTCGGTAGTGTTGCGATGTTCGTCCCGACGGTTGTCAATCCGATACTATTTTGCTTGCCGTTGAAAGTTGACCAGTCCGCACTCGACAACGCACCGCGATTCGATGCCGATGCCGTCGGTAGGTTAAACGTATGAACCGAACCACTTGAGTTGATTGCGAAATCCGTTCCCGCAGTTCCGACGGCAAACGTTTGGGTTGAATCGGTCAGGCCGTTGAGCGAACTGAGTCCGATGGCGTAGGTCGTGTGAACCTCACCGATACGACTCGCTTCAGTATAAAGAGTAACCGTCTTGCCGTTCGTGTTTTGAATGTCGAATTCGATGTGTATTCGGTCGGTTGCGAGTGTGACCGTGTTGGGGACTGAGATACTAAAAGTGTATAAGTCGGGAACGTTGCCGTTGGTGATTTGCTCCATTGTAGAGGTCGCTATCAACGTGAACGTGCTTCCGTTATATGTGTAAAGTTTCGCGAGTATCTGCGCGTGATTCGACCCGCCTCCCGTCTCACTCAAGTATACGTCGATTGTCCAAACGCCCGACGGAATTATGAGGTGATTCGGTGACCCTACATCGGTGATGAACCGAGCAATCACGCCAGTGGTCGCCCGTGTAAAGTTCGCCGCTGACCCAGTATTCGCCGCAGTCCCGAGTTCGTAATAAGTATTTCCTCCGATAGTGCCTTGCGATACGTTGCCGTTAAAGTAGAAAATTTGACCACCGCCGCCTCCCGTACTTGGAAAATTGGCGAGAGTGCCATCACCCCGAATATATTGGTCAGTTGTTCCCGCACCCGTGACCGCGAGGGTTCCCGATGTAGTCACTGGTGAGTTAGCGACATTAAATGCACTCGGCATCGTGAGACCGACTGATGTGACCGTTCCACTTCCCGTTGACGGAGTTGCCGCTTCCCATTCGCTCGTTGTTGTGTTGTATGTGAGCACTTGACCATTCGAGGGACTCGGAGCATTCACATCACCAAGGTCATCCAAGTTGGTTGGTATGGTCGGCAAATTGTCAAGGTCGTTATAATCACCCGATGTCGCAACCGCCGCGAGTATTGGTTTGTTGAGTATCTCCTCGACACCGCTCACCGCATTCCAATCGGAATTGATTTGTGCGGCGGGAATCGTTGGTTTGTTCAATATCTCGGCAACTCCCGAGGTTGCGTCCCAATCTGCGTTGACTTGCGCGGGAACATCACCAATCGTAATGAAACCACTATCGTTGGTCAGTTCGCTTGTTGCCGTCGGAATCGTCGGCTTATTCAAGATTTGATTGTCGCCAGTTGTAGCGTCCCAATCTGCGGGCGTTTGACGTTGACGATAACCCGCTCCGACGAGTGTCCAATATGCGGTATTGGTCGGAATGATTGCGTCGTTGCTTGCGGTGCATCGGTAAACGTTGCCGTTATAATAAACCAAATCGCCGACGATGTACTGGTTGCCGAGCGACGTGTTGTGATTGACGTTGTACTCGGTGCTCGAAAGCGTGCCCGAACCGCCTCCGCCACTTGAATTGATTTGAACGCGGCCATCACCTAAGTCTTGAATCGTGGTATTCGTGCCGTCGACCAAATCGAGAAGAGATTGAACGACGTTGTTCGTGCCGTTGACCCTTAACACAAGGCCAGTCCCTCCGCCTCCCGAACCGCCCGAACCCGAACCGCCCGCACTCCAATCAGCGGGAATCTCGCAAGCACTCCAATCATTCGGGAATGTCATCGACAACTTGCAATTCACCCCGGTCAAGGTGTGAGTGTACTCTTCGATGAATGGTTCAATCGTGGTTCCTCCCTCGAGAGTGACATCAGTTCCGAAGATGATGCCGCCATTCTTTATTTCGCTGATTAAGTCCTCCGCTAAACGAATGCAATCACTCAGCGACTCCCGTTGATACTCGGTCGGTGTCTCCTTGTCGCGAGGTAGGTCAGCAAACACGACATCGAATTCATACGACATCGACCCGTCTCCGGGTGTCATCGATACGGGAACGACGTGCATCCAAGGGTACTCGTTATCTTGAACGATGTCGGTCACGTCGATTTGACCGTGTGAGAATCTGCGAATGAGATAGTGCCCATCGGCGAATGCCTTGAACCGCTCAATCA